GCCGGTAGGCGCGGAGCCAAAGTTTGGCTGTGGTCGCTTGCCGGAATCGTCTTCGCCAGCACCTTCAAGGGAACCCTGTCCGCGCATATCGAAAGAAGATTCTCCCGGTCCATATCCTTTGTTCACACTATCAAAATGTGCGCGAGCATCAGCAATGTCATGTCCTTGACTCTTTGCTGTCTGTTCAAGCCAATTAAGATAGTCCATCGTTATCATATCGTCTGCTTTTGCTGTCATCATACCACCATTGTCTTCGTTTTCATCGTCATCATCGTCGTCTGCGTAGGCCATGTCTTCGTTTTCGTCGTCTTCGTCGTCGTCTTTCATGCGCTTTTTATCTTCGCTTGCTTCGGACATGGTTTCATCCTTGTCGCCGTCATCGTCAATGTCGAGGAAATCGAGTTTGGGCTTATCTTTCTTGGGTTTATCTTCCATCATACCCTCGCCCATCATAGCATCTTTGCCTTCGTTGTCTTTCTTTTTATCTTTCTTCTCGTCGTCATCTAATTTTTTAGATAGACGCTCAAGAACATTCTGTAGTTCACTCATAGTATCTGTCACATTATCACCTGTGTCCTCCTTAAGAATACGAAATTGTGCTTCGGGATTAATACCCTTCTCACAAATCGTTACCTCATGGAGTTCCATGCGACGAATTTCGCGGTAATCTCCGCGCACAGCGTCGCTCTTATTGACACGCTCAAAGGCTTGACCGCCTATTGAGAATGACCGCAAGTTACCCTTGCGGATTTCGGATGCAACTTCGCGCGCTTTTTCTATATCGCCGCGTAGTTTGATAACAACAAACATACCTGTGTCGTCTACTTCGGACTTCCATACTCGCCCGTTGCTATCTACATAATTAGGAATGACCTCTCCCACTTGGATGTTAGAATGAGCAAGTTGAACATTGCGAAATCCGTCAGCCTTCATAAAGCCGTTAAACGCGTCTTTCAAAGCGCTTCTTGTTATTAGGTCGCCTTGCTTGTCTACCATCTCTACAGAAGCGTAGCCTGCAACCACTAAATCATCACCCATTCCCTTGAGAACAAGGGGGTTATGAGATGAAGGTGCAAGAATTGCCATGACGATGTTCATGCATTACAAGTATATCAAACGCGCGGTTCTGTAATTGTAATATTTCCACGGTTATCAGTGATGCCTTCTTCGCCCGCAGTAGTGCGAATACGCGCTTTTTTCTTCTTGCTTTGCGCGGGTTTTTCTTTGTAGTCACGCGATGCCGGGTCAAAGTCCGGCATAGTATCGTCATTGATATTGGTTGTAGGACCACGCGGAGATTCAACATCAGCGCCCGCATAATCTATACCAAGTCCTTCGGGTCCTGTGTGTGTAATTTTTTCTTTGTTCAATTGGTCAAGCCCGCGCTCAAGGACTTCAAGCCCGCGCTTAATGACTTCTTCTTCTTGAGGTAATATCTTCTTACGCTCTTTAGTATGACCCGCAGGGGCTTCGGGTTGCACTTCACTGTCATCATCGTCATCTTCTTCGACCATTTTTTCTTCTTCTTCCTTCAACAAAACAGTCGCAAAACCACTCCAATGAGGTCGCATATCTTCTGCTAACCTCATCAAATATTCTTCACCGTAACCCCATATTGTTGAAGTAGGTTCAATAAACCATCCGTTTTCTACCCTTTCAGTTTTGTAGATAACCTCATCACCGAGAGCAGGGAACATGATGTGTATGTTACCTTTGTTAAGTCTTACTTTGTGTGGAACTTTAGCGTCGCCAACAAGCAGGTTAAGAGATTCTACACTATCAGCCGCTTGAGGATGTGCGTCACGGTCAATGCGCGCCGAGCGTATTTTGTATGTGCAGTTTTCGTCACCGCTTCTATTAGCACCTGTGCATAACACAGTAACATATTCACCTTTATCATAACCGCGCGGACCTTTAGCGTGTCCTACATCCATGTAGTGTTCTCCATCAAGTTCTACTGCGCGTGAACCATATTTTTCGGGATGCATAATCGGTCCAACACCTATACGATAATTCGTGCCTTTGCGGTCAAGAATAATGACATCAACTTTCTTTTCTTTTGTTAGAACAATCCATTTCGGGTGTCTTATCTCGCCTCTCATGTATGTGCCTTCTGCATCACGCAACAATATATCTGTAGAAGATTCATCGCGCAATAGAGATACAGCATGCTCTAATCCCGCATCATCTGCTCTCTTTGTGTTATATGGTTCGGGCATCTTGACGGTTTCTGTTGATTCAAACTTAGCGCGTAAGTGCCTAACTCTATCTTTAGCAGGCATATTGTGAGTTTTTTCGTCACCTGCTTCAAGCAAATCTATGAAATAAACCATTTTGTCGGCGGCTATAGCGTGAACCACGAAGTCTTTATCGCTAACTTTATCCATGTCTTCTGTGCAACAGTCTGCTAATTCGACAACCTCCATATCCGCGTTATACGCTTTGATGTCTTTGCCTTTCTTTTGTAAAATAATTGGTTCACCATCGGGTATGTGCGATGCAATCCAATCACCGCTAAAACCGCGTAGATGTTTTAGGTCACTGAAATCGTAGATTCTGTGCATTGCTTTGATAGGAACAGGTCTACCGTCTGCTTTGAATATCAATGTGTCATCCGTAAGATAATCAAACGCTCTTAGCAATTCTTCGCCGCTATTCACACCCGCAAACACGGAGAGGTTGTTATTTACACTTCCGACATTATTGATAGCAACAGGCGCGGTTCTTGGGTTAGTATCTGCTTGTATGTTGTATGGTCTTAGTTGCGGATTGAAATCTCGTAACGAATACGGGCATAAAGCCATAGTATGTTCGGCTCTACCGTGATGCACATCCATCTCATTGTTATCAAATATTAACTGATTGTTGTTGTGCAAATTGTGCGCTCGATAACTATACGATGGTCGCGTAACTCTACCAAACTTTTCGTTTAGTCTACGACATGTATGAACGGCAGGGAATTGCTGTGTGTTAATATCCATACCGCCAACAGGAACTTCACCCACATCGTTTAGTTCTCTTACAGGTGCGCGCTTTGCTTGTGTATCTTGCCCTAACAAATCAACGAAAGACGACATTTTTTGTGGCAGGCTTCTATACCACAAATTACCTTTGCGCGCTTTCTTACCTCCAACTAATTGCATATCGGTAATACGCCCTCTTATGCCATGCGATGTTCCTCTTGTGTGAAATTCAATATGACTTAAGACATCATCCAACGCGCGTATTTCAGTGTCCATGTTGATAGCCTTACCTTTAGAATTCAACACGGCTTCACCACCACTCATTGTCGGTTCACCGTTAAACTCGTTTTTGTGATGATGGCCTGCTGATAATTTAGAATATGAGTAAGGGGTAGTTATGCGTTGTCCGTCTTTAACAGCCTCGCTACCTTGACCAAAATCTCTTAACGCTTCTGCACTCATTTCTTCTGCTAAGTTACTACCGTCTTCTCTATGCGGGACATACCTTGCATGCAAAGCCTGTAAAATATCAGCCATGCTTGGGTTTTTTGTAGGGAGTGATTCGCGCACTTTTTCAAATATTTGCTTAACAAGTTTCTGTTTATCAACAACACCTTGCTTCACTTCCATTGGGGGTATCTTTTTCATCTCCCCATTGACATATTTTTCCATCATGTTAAACACAGAATGGTTACCATCATTACCAAACGATTCATCTTGTCTGTCTTTTCTTGAACCCTTCCACACTTTTCGATAATATTTTTTCTGTAAATCTCTTTTTATGGATGCTATCTCATCTTCTATGGCTTTATCATTCATGCCTTGAGCGCGAAAATAATTTGGTAGAATACCGATTAACTTGCCTTCTTTATCAGTATCAACAACTCTCATGCTACTGCCACCATCTTTAGAAGAAGTAACCCTCCCGCTTGTCAAAAATTTCACTCTTTGTTCGGGACTCATACTACGCGCAAAAGTTTCGCAAAGATGGGCGAGCATTTTGGTATCGGGATATGCTTGATTGTTTGCCCTGTCATCTTCGCCTTGAAACACACCCGGATTAGCCCATTCTACTAAAGGTCGCATTAATCGACTCATAGACAAAGCATGTTGATGAGAATCGCGAGCATCTCTTAGATAATCATCGCGCAATTCATCTTTAGTTATTGGAGGCTCATCACCTATCTCTCTTGCTATATGATTCGCTTGTTTTTGTGATTGCGCAACAAGTAAATCTCCGCGCTCTATGTCACCATTTTCATATGCTTGCTGTGCCATTTGACGCAACTCTTGCATTCTGCTTTGATATTCGCTCATTGGATTTCTGCGGATAACATATTCGCGCACATCGCCATCTGCTGTCTTATACTTACCAACAAAGTTAGGGTCTTGGAACATGCGTTTGCGCTCTTGACCTTGTTGGCTAAAACCTAATTGATGAAATGGTATGCCACCCTCGTCGTGATGGAACGATGTGTTTTCCGGCCCACCTTGAGTTAGCAATTGACCTTCTAAATCAAATCTGTTTTCTATATTGTATCTTAGAGGTTGTCCTAATTCTAAAATAGCACCTTGCTTTTTTGATTCTGCAATTGAATTTTCATATTCTTCTTTGTCATATACAGCAAGGTAATCTTCTATTTCTCTACCAAGTAATTCATTTCTATACAACCCTGCGCTTGGTCTACCGAAGGGGTCGAGATGATTCTCTCCATACACGGAAGCCATTTCTTCTGCGGTCTGTTTGCGATTATGCGATTCATGATGTTGTTGGTTATAATCGGTAATAGAATGATGCATTTGGAACAGTAGACTCGCAATTATCAACGACCTGTTATGCGCTTCGTTACTATCAATTGCTGATGAATAAGAGTCTTCATTATCGCTTTCTCTACCCCTTTTATCGCGTCTAAATGTTTGCCCTTCTGTCATTCGGTCTTGTCGCTGTCCGCCATGTTTTTCAAAATTTATAGCAAGGTCGCGCGTAGCCAATATAGTATTCATGGGTGTGCCGCGTGGTGTTTGTTTGTGGTCGGATGTATTGAGAAAATCTGCTGTAAAATGATTAGGGTTTCTATCCGAATGTGGAACATGAGATAGTAGAGGTGTGATAAGCGCGGATTGACCTAATGTTAATGGATTAACAAATGAGTCATATTCTAAATACTCATCAACACCCATTTCACCTAACTGTTCTCTCATATATTCTTCTTGGTCTAAGTCGCCTTGATTTACCTCAACCTTTACAGTTTTACCATTTCTGTAGTTGTTGAGTTCATCTTCTGCTTCTAATTCACTATAACCGGCTTGCTCTAAAGCAGTTCTCAATTCTTTTTCTTTACCGGCTTGCACCATTGGACCATCGTTTTCGTCGCGTTTGAATGTGTGTTCAAACATTACAGGTCTAAATCTTGTGCCACCCTTTTCTCTATATTCGCGCTTAGTAGAAGGTAACACTCTTTCATCCATTTCCGGTTCTTGCCTTTCTGTTGCTTCTAACTGTTGAAGGTCGGTAACAACTTGTGGACCCGTTACATCTGTAAGATAGGCATCGTCGGCACCTCTACGCGATGTAAAAAGCATAGGCATTGCTTCGTCAAGCAAATCTTGTATGTGTGTCCAATCATGCCCCATAGCCCCTTCCATGCCTCCAAGCATATGAGCGTAATAATACAGCATAGTTTTTTCAAATTCGGGTAGACCTTTGTATGGGTCGAAATTTTTGTCTTTTAATTTATACAAGTGTTTGATATTGTTGAGGAAATCGTTATGCTCAATCACACTACCTCTTGGTCCCAAGTTGCGCGCAATTCCTTTCATCGCACTTTTTACATCTTCTTCGCTTAGAACATTACTATAGAATGCAAATTCAGTAGGGACTTTTTTTAATTCGCCTCCTAACCTGTCAAGTATAGAAGAACCGTCACCTTCCTCGGATTCTATGCTATCTAAAGTTTCATTTAATATTGGTAAATCTATATTCATTCGTTCAATAGTTTCGGAGAAATCTCTATTTTTATACCGACTTTGCCCCATCAACTCTTGATATGTATTGGAATATACTCTTCTTTGTGCAACTTTATTCACACCTCTATTTCCGCCGACTAAAGAATTGTGACCATTTGTTGATACTTCACCCGAATAAATACCATGCAAAGCATTAGCAAATCCCGCAGTATGTCTTGCCATCCAACCGCGCGCATTTCTACCAAGTATGTTGTTGATAACACTGTCATTGTAATGATGGTCATGCGTTTCTTCACCATCGTTACCTGCGCCGTCAAGAAACCACTCTAACACTTTAAGCCCATCTTCGTATTCAAGTAACGGCAAACCAAGATAGAAAGGCAAGAAACCACATACTCTATGCGCGTTTTGTATGTTCGTTGTTTTTGATTTGAGTGTTTTAGTCGCTTGCTTGTATTTATCACCTGTTTTAAAACCGTCTTTGTCAGTTTTAGTTTTCCATATTTCGTCGCGTGGAACACCTCTTAACTCCCACAATTTATACTGTATGGATTGGCGCAAAAACCAATTTTCCTGTAATCTTGTTTCAGCCTCATTCTCATTAATTTTTGCGGCTTTAGCGTATGCTTTTATCCTCTCCGGTTTTATGAATGGTGGTGATGAAAATCTTTTTTTATATTCATCTTTGAATCTACCTTTCATCCGGTCAATCATTGTTTTCCAAGATGCATCTCCTTGTGCGCCTGTCCACTTACCCATGTTCTTATTCTTCAACATAGTTGTGTCAAGTTCTAAATCTCTCATTGACCTATCAATAGCGTTATAGTTTAACTCTCCATCTGTTCTGTCAATCAAAGACGATATGAACATAGTTATCATAGGTGAAGATGCTGATGATGATGGATTACCTCTACTTGTGTGAAACATATTTATGTTATGAATTGGGTGTTGCTCGGCATCTGCGGGTGTGCCTGCG